TGTGGTCTGTCCTTACAATTGATATCTGTAAATGGTTGTCCATTGTGCCGGTAACTTCTTGTTCAATGCGTTCTATGTATCCGCGCTTTTTGCCTTTTGTCTTTAAGAAAAATATTGTGGCTGTGGTATCGCCATTTCTAATCTTGTTATGTAACCGGCTTTCTGCAAAGTCTAAAGTCAAATTTTCAATTTCTTCAACTGCGGCTTTGTATTCTGTGTCGTTGCTCATCCATAAATAATGTGTGCTTCTTGCGATGCCAACTTGTATGCATGCGCCGGTAACAATCCCTAAATTTTTTTCTAATGCTTCAAGCATTGCTCTTTTTTGTATGTCCATTTCTGTATTCTTAAATGCCTTTAAATGCTTTCAGAGGATAAAATACTAAACTATTGCGGTATCCGCCATCATGCGTTGGAATGATTGGCGTTACTCCATGCAGGTTTCGCCATGCAGGATAAACCAAAATTGAATTATCGCATTGGTCAATCGTGGCATTGTAATCCGGCACATTTAAGTTTCCGCCAATTGAATTCAAACGCTTTGTGATTATAACATTTACTGCGCCAACTATATTTCCGGCATCTCTATGGTAATCCGCATTGATATTGTAATTTGAAATGCTGCTTGTAAACAAATTGCCAAATCGCCATTCTTTTTTCACATCTTTAAATAATTCTTGCTGCGCTGCATATTGCTGCGGCAAAATGTCTTGGATTAAATCCTCTGCTTCTTTAGCTAATAACAGCATCGCTTTAATGAACATTCCGGCCGATTTAACGGAGTGAACGCTGCTGATGGTAGGATAAGGCCTGCGCATGTGTGGTTTCGGTGCCACAGAGCCTAAAATCGTGCTGAACTGCGTTACTAAATTCTTACCGGCTGCGGCCCTTGCTGCCTTGTCCGCTTTGTTGCCTTGCGGCCCTCGACTCATTTCTTGTTTTGGTACATTCTTTGAAAGTAATTCCGCATTCGCTAAATCTGCTAACTTGCTTGCTTTATTTGGCATATTGCGCATAAAGAAACCAATCGGATTGCCATCTGCGCCATAAAAGATGCAATCTTCTGTAATATTTGGCTCTGTATAAATACATTTATCGCCAATCTTATTGGTATGTGGCTGCTCAATTAAATCTATTCTTTTCATACTATGGTTTTAAATAATTCTATGAATTTTGCTATTCTATCCGGCCTATCAATATGCAAAGGGAGCATAGATAAGATTAAAATTTTTGTTTTTATTTTTAACATTGTTTTATCTTCTTTAATTATATTAAAAAAGTATTCTCTAACAAAAGATAGATAGTTTGTTGGTATGGTACCATCGCTCAAAATAAAATCATATCCGTATAAACTCTGAAGCATTTTTGCGTAATCGTAACAACCTGCGCCATAAATTGATTTATCGTTTTTAATTTTTCCGCGAGGGTCAATTAATTTCACTTCATTGTTTTGTGTTAAAAAAATATTTGTAAAAACGCTATCGCCATGCATAATGCAATGATTAGAAACCTTGCTTAATTTCGATAATTCTAAAACTTCATTTTCTTTTATACCTAATTTTTCATAGAAAGAAGTATTTTCATAATACCTTTCAAGTAATTTGCCGGCATAAAGCCAATCGCAATTAGATTCTATTATGGTATGGCTGTGTATTTCATTTAAAGAATTTACAATTTGTAAAATGTTTTCTTTAGATAGTTTTAAATTCAAAAGCAATTCAGAAGCTGTGTTTCCTTTTATTTTTTCCATAACCAATTCATTCTCATTAGAATTATAAATTATGGGATAAAATTTTGCAAGTTCTTTGGGGATGTTTTGATAATAAAATATTTCATTCTGAACTGCTGCGCCTTTTTTAATTATCTTATCATTCAAATCTATTACATTATTCATAAACCGGCTTTCAAGTTTTGGGCCGCTATAAAATCCTGCCTTTTTATTTAAATCATCAAACGCGTTTATTGCTTTGTCATCTATGTAAATATCTGCATAAGGTTTGCCGAAAATCAATTCATGGTATTTAATTCCGTTTTCTTTAAGAATCTTTTTGATTTTTTCTGCATATTTTGTTTCTATTTTTTTTACATCATTACAATTTGTAAGCATGCCTCTTGCAGTATGGATAATAATCTTATGTCCAAGTTCATACAATCCGTTGCAAAAGATTATATTTTTTTCAATACCATAGGTGTTTTCGTTTATGTCATAAACCAAAGTTCTATCTAAATCAAAAACAAATATCTTTGGATTTATATTTTGTTTTAAATATATCTCTAATTGCATTGGTGTTCCAACGCATGTAAATTGATTATCAATATTTTTATAGGTAAATATTTCTCCTTTAGAAATTGCTGCATTAATTATGTTTGATATGTATAATTCTTTTCCGCTTTCTTTATTGTTAAAATTATCTTTATAAATTTTAATATATTGTTTTGCGCTTTCAAATTGGTAAACGCCGCTTGATGCAATTATGCTCAATGGTTTTTTTTCGTGGATTTCTTTTATTCTATTGCCCTGCGGTATGATGTATGAAAAGATGCCTTGTTTTTTATCATCTATGAAAGTATAAATACAATTTGATTTATTTTCTGATATAATTTTTTCAGCTTCTTTGTTTATAATTGTATCGCAATCAATACTTGTAAACGCTTCATCTTGCGGAATATAATTACAAGACAAAAAAATTGTTTCGGCTGCGCCTATTGTTTCTTGTAATGGTATTACCTTAATTCTTTTATCATTAAATATTTTATTTAACTTATCTAAAAATTCATACCGGCAAAAAATCCATATTGAATTTTCTTTGTTGTTTAAAATTGGCTCAACGATTTTTTCTATCATTAACTTGCCATTTATATTGATAAAAGGTTTATCTTCTTTATAAGAAACAAATCTTTCTCCTTTGCCTAAAATCGGAATAACATAATTCATATCAAATTCTTAAAAGCCTTAATTCTGTTGATGCACCAAGAACTTTATTGTGTCTGTTTTTTTTTGCTACATGTTTTGGATATGTTTTGACCAAAAAATTATTAACTTTTAATTCTTCTTTCATTCTTTCATCAGAAGTAAATATTTCTTGGAGGCCGCCTTTGTTTGTAAAAGAATTAGACCTTTGGCCAAACATGTCAAATCTAATAACGCCGCCAAAATATATTTTATTTAAAATTGTCCTTTCGTAATCGTGCTTTTGTGATATGTTTACTTTAATTCTTTTATCTACAATAATTCCAAAGATATAACCGGCAACAACTTTAAAACATTTACCAAAACTATCGGACATGTAAAATCCATTATCTGTTGGACTTATTCCCCATAATTTACAATTATTTTTTTGGCATTCATTAAATCCAATTTGAAATAATTTTTGTAAATCAATAAATTTTTCAACTTTTTTACCTTTCTTCTTTACAATTTCTTTAATGTCATCTTCAATAATAACCACATGTTCGTTCTCTGAAAAATAATCTACTATGAAATTATGTTTTTCTTTTAAATCATTTAGTTCTTTTTGAAAAATAATATTGTATTGCGGAAATTGTTTTTTATATTCTGTATAATCTTGATTGTCTGATACAAAAATATAAATATCACTATGTTTTATACCGGCTTCTTTCAAAAGATTTTGAACAATAAAATTATCGCTTCTTCTATAAGATGGAATTGCTATTTTAAAACTCATTTTAAAGTTTATTTTTTTCTTCTTTTAATTTTTCAATAATAACGCCGCCGATATACATTTTCTGTTCGCGCCAAAATTTTATCAACGCCTGCGCTTCTTCGTAATGTTCTGCTTCAAATTCAATCTGAATAGCTTTTTTAACGCCATCCGCCATATCTGAAATCAAATTATCTAATCCGCCATCTGCATCATCTAATAAACTATAATCAACATCGGCCGGCTGCTGCCATAAATCTAATCCGGATGCATCTATTAATTCACTATCCCAATTGTTTGCAAGAATATCATAATCCCAATCTCCAAATGAAACATTATCCGTTATTACAAATCTATCAATCTGCTCTTGGCTTAATTCGCTAACTAAAATAATTGGAACTTCTTTTAAACCTGCTTCTTGACATGCGCGGTATCTTTGGTTGCCGCCAAGAATTACCATTTCATTATCAACAACAATTGGCCGCAGCATTAACATCTCCGGAAATTCTGTTATACTTTTTAAAAGTTTTTTGTATTTGTAATCCTTTATAACCCTTGGATTGCTTGGATTGATTTTTAATTTATCAATCTTTACCATTTTGATTGGCATTGGTTTAATTTCCATATTTATTTATTTTAAATGCTATGTATTCTTTTCCTTTACTAACTATTTTTTTAACAATGTAAAGTTCATAAATTTGTTTATCGTCAAATCTATATCTTTTTTGTAAAATATCCAAAAAAGGTTTGACCGGATTGTCTATATCTTTGGCTGCATTGCTAAATCCAAACTCAATTTCTATGGTTAATGCGCCGGCCGGTATTTGCAGCGCAGGCAAAATGCAAAGCAATTCAGTTTCATAGCTTTTATATTTCTTACTCTTGTATCTGCGCCCCTGCCATGCTTCGTTTACCGAGAGAGGTTGTATTTGTGCAATTCCTTTAGCCATTCTTTCTTGTCTTTTATATCTCCGTATCTAATGTGGCATTCCCTGCATAATGCCATAAGATTTTCAATGCTGTCTTTATTGGTGCCGCCCATTCCGCGCGCATCTATGTGATGGATATCAACCGCTTTGCTGCCGCAGGTTTCACATGGAACAAAATCTGAAATATCAAATCTAAAATGTTTTAAATAAATCTTTGTATGCTTCTTCATGTTATAACTTGTCATTAAAGATACAAAAGTTCCCAATTTGGTAACTTTTAAAGCTCATTATTCGTATAAATGCGGATATTTGCGGCTCACTTTTGAGCTAAAAATGTTATTTTTTTCCACTATAAAGCTAAAATTAGATATTATTTTCCAAATGTTTTGTTGTAGTATTTTTCTGCTGTTTCGTATGGCTTATCTCTAAAATGCCACGATTGATTATAGCAATTGATGATTTGTTGCTTCTCCATTTCTTTGGCTTGTAAAAGAATATCTTTATACATTTTCCTTAATTCTTCTGAATCAAAAGATACTAATCCTAATAATTTTAATTCAATAAATCTTACTGCTGTTTGTTTTTCCATTTTGTTTGTTGTTTAAAGGTTTTCTATTTCTTCTTTAGTTTTTTATAAATACGATTTAAATTAATCATTATGATTAGTTGTATAAATGTAGTTACCCAATAATAAGCGTGTTCCATAAGTTTTTTTTAGTTTAGTTTATCTAATTTATCGTTCAATTCTTTTAACTCTTTTTCTTTCTCCTCTATCTGTTGCTTTAAGGCATCTTTTTCGTGATTGCGTGGGATTAAAACCCCATAGAAACTGTGATTAATAGATTCTAAAGTTTGAGTGCAAAATAATTTTGGCGAATGATATTTGAATTTCACAATATATGTATAATTCCATTCTATAATATCTTCAATATCGTAACCTGTTGTTGTCTTTCCCTCGAATTTATGCTTTACATTGTTCACAGAAGAATATTCTTCTACCAAAGAACAAATGCGACCATCTTCTCCTAAAAATACAGCTTCTCCGTTTTTAAAATTTGGAGTCCCTGTCAAATTATTATTACTTTCGAAATTATTAGTAATATATGGATAGCGTTCGAATGAAAAAAGAGAAGTTATATTAACCCCCAATTCTTTTAATCTCGGTTCAATCTCATTTAGCCATTGCTCCTGCGTGCAAGGCATTGATAGTTTTTCTTTTGGTGTCATTTTGTTTATTGTTTAAGTTATATAATTTGTTAATTGTTTTTTTGGTGCTTGTTAAATGTTTGCATAAGTTTTTAATAAAGTTTCATGCACATTTAATCCTAAATTTTGTTTTAATATTTTGATATTCAATATCTTATAAGGTTTTGCGGTACCTTTGCCAAATAGTTCTCTGTTAATTCTGCGGCTGTATTGCGCATCAAATAATTCAAAATCATTACAATCCATTTCTTTTGTTACAATTCTTATTTTTTTTGTGACAGAAGATACGCCAATTGTCAATTCATAATAGTTTTGCATTTAGCAAATTAAAGAAAAAAAAACCGCAGCACCAAATCAATGGATACTGCGGTAGAACCTAAAACAAAACAATCAAAGATAATAATTATTTATTGAATTTCAATTAATCTATGCAATAGATAACCTTGTCTATCCATTATTAATCCATTAATCTTAATATATTTTATTCCTGCCCTTGTTTCTCCGGATTCTTTATAAATTGTATTAAAATCTTCAAACCATTCTTTTGTCTGACTCCATTCTTTTGGCTCCGGCGCATTGCTTACGAATGCAGGTTTTGCAAACTTTTTTTTCAGTTTATCTAATTCTTCGCGCACATTGTCCGGCATTGGTACCGCATTATCTTCCCATTCTTTTTGCTGTGCCTGCAATTTTTCTTGCTCAACTTTGGTGCGCATTTCTTTTAATTCTGCATCAAATTTTTCAATAATAGCAAAAACAATACTCAAATCAAACCGGTCATAAATTTTAATATCCGGATATTTATTCATTTTAAACCTATTGAACGCGGTTGTAAAATGGTTTACGCTAAAATGATAATAATTCTGATAGAGCAAATTTGCACATTCTTGGATTTGGTTTACATCCATGTTCTTTGCTACATTGTAGCTGCTACATAATCCTTCAACCAATCTGATTAACAATGCATTAACCAATTCATTTCCTTCTGTTTTGCCAATTACAGCCAAGGATATCGGCTGCGTTTCAATTAATTGCCTAACTGCCGAATAACTTGTTGGCAATAAATTGTTCTGCTCTGTTGCGTAATTCATCACGCTGTTGTTTTCCTGCTTCATAATTGTTTTTTGTTTTTGTGTAAGGTTGTTTTCTATCCCAATTTTTAACTGCTGCAATCCAATCTAAATATTTTGCGCCCTTGCTTTCTGAATAACCAATTGCGGCATCGTGGTAAAATTTACATTTATCATTTGACCAATCCGGTAATTTTAAACAAAATTTTTCAAAATCAAAATATTCACTATCAGCAAATAGGTGCAAAACCTTTTTATCTTTTATTTTAATATCCTTTACTTTATTATCCTTTACTTTATTATCCTTTATAGCATTGCGTTCGCTATGCGATGGCATTGCGTTTGCATCATTCCATCTTTTAGATGCATTAGAGCGCGCTTTTTCTGATTTTTCATTTCGTTTATCTAATCTTTTTTGTATTGATAAACTATAAAAAAAACCATTTTCAATAATAAATAAATCAAAATCTTTTAAAACGCTTAAGACTATATCTTTGTCGCAATGAAGTTCATGCGCTATCCTTCTGCAATCAAAAGGTAAACAATTATCGTTTAAATATAAATCTTCAATTAAGCACCAATATATTCCATACCCTGCTAATCCATGATTAAATATTAAATCTTTAATTTTAGCATCAGACCTTGATGTATAATCATGCGAAAAATAAAATGTTTCTTTCATTGTGTTTTGTTTTTTGGTAAAATTAGTAAATTAATTACAGCACTATTGTGCCGGCATCCGCTTCAATTAATGATAGATTATTATTTAAGTATTGCCCGATGTCTATATCTTCTCCTCTAAACTCACTTTTTAGCGATTTTAAAGAGCTATCGCCTATCCCATAGTACATAAGCATCAATTTATAAACAAACTCCGTAGGGACGCCCATTTCTCTCCCTATCTGTAAATGTGTTTTATCGCTGCATTTAATGGCTTCTGCAACCTTTCCGATTAAAGTTAAATTTATCATTTTGTTTTTTTAATATAGAATGCAACTTGTTCAGCAATAACCTGCATGGCACCAATTCTGTCAAGTAACGATTGTTCGTATTTAATTAATTCCGCTGTGTCTTCTGTAATTTTATAACCAAATGAATTGGCTATTATATTTGGTGCTGATGTGCGGCGTAAGTAATTTATGATGCTGCGTATGCGGCTGTCTGCAAATTTATATTCTTTTAATTGGCCGGAACGATTGTAAATTTTTTCAGCTAATTGTTTATTTGAATAAATTTCGCCGGTGCTGCGCAGCAATGCTTCAATATAATCGGCTGCGCGTTTTTCGTATTTGTTTACTTCGTAAGTAAACTCTTCAAAATTTGTTACCATAAATTGAACAGATTTAGAAATATACCAAATACAATTGGAAACATTAATATTGCAAATAGCACCGAGGCTATCTGCAATATAATGATAAATAATGTTTTAAGTTCTTTTATCATTTCTTTAAGTTTAAAAAGTTAAATCATCTTCTGCATTTACTTCTTTTGCCTTTGGCACATAAGTATTTTCAACAACAGATAAATCGTTGCCAAATTTGTCCGGCGATTTGCGTTTCATAACATCAACTTTGATATTACCATATTTATCAACCGGCAATTGCATAATCTTTTCACGATTAAGATTTAATGCTTCTTTTGTTCCCCAAGAAAATTCAAATGTTTTTCCTTGTCCTACATAGTTTGTTTCTTTCGTACTCATTTTACTTTTTTTTAAATTGTTAGATATTAAGATATTTTGGTAATTCAAATTCGTATGCGCCATCTGCTCTTAATGAATAAAATTCATAAGACTGCAACCATGCATCTTCTAAAATACAGCGATTAAAATTTTCTAATAGATTATTTATTTGCTGCATGCCATGCGCAATTAATTCATCGGATAATTTATTTACAGATACGCCGCCATTCCTATCAAGAGCAATTAAATAATAATCCCTTTTGCCACCTGCCAATTCATACATCGCAGCTTGAATGTGGTATCCGTATGCAATTGCATCGCGTTGGAATTTTTTTGGCTCTGCGCTTTGCACAATTTTTAAATCTAATCTTATATTGCTATCTTCTGCATCTATAAAACTTTTAAATAAAAAATTGTCATGCTTGAAATTATATTCTTTTTCAAACTCCTTGCATTTAATTATTAAATGCATGGCCGCAGAATTTTTAAAAAGTGAATTAGAAAGTTTATCTAATTCTTTTAAATCATTTTGCGTTATTAATTTCTTATCGCCTGCTTCTTGTTCTAATTTATCCCAATA